GGGAATTTATAGGGGGTTTTGTGGAAAATTTACTTGTTGATATATTGAAAGGTGGTAGCCTGTTTGGTGCCGCTGCTGTTGTTGTGCTTGCAAGCTTTGCTTCTCGCCTTATTTACTCGCTGTATAAAGGGGAAAGGTCAAAGATTGACAAGTCAATTAAGGTAGCAGTAGAGGATCAAAAGCTACTTAATAAAGAGATTGAAGGTTTAATTGCCATGTCCAGTGATAACAAACAAGCTATAAGCATACTGCTGTCTAAATATGAACAACTAAAGGAAGATCAAGCTGGGTTACAAACAAGGATTACTTTGTTAGACAACAGGGTGTCAGAGCTAGGCAAGGACATGCATACAGGCTTTTCTGATATAAAGACCTTACTTATACAGTTATTTGGGCAGAGGCGTAAAGATGGGTGATTTTAAGAATGCAGATGCTTTAATACCTGAAGACTTTATACTTGAGCATGACATGAAGGGCACGGCAGAGTATGCCATAGCTGACTACAGCAGGAAGCCTACCAGGGCATTGTTCTACGAATTTAAAAACCCTGCCTTAGAACCTACCTACACAGTGCACTTTCAAGACAGGCGCGTGGGTGACAAACTATACAAGTCTATGCGTTTAGTTTACATAAACACTTGTGACCCTACTGAATGGACTTTTGTACAACAGGTTTGCCATGGTGACTGGGAATACTGGAACCAGTTGCAGCGTGCTTTGAATAACTACATATTAAAGCCTAAGAAAGACAGTATTGAACGCTGGCGTAAAGAGATGGAAATGAAAATACGCAGTGACGCTTTACTTGCCATACACAAAGACAGTATATCAGGTGGCATGTCTGCTATTAGCAGTGCTAAATGGCTTGCAGAGGGCCGTTACAAGCTTAAGCCTACTACCAATAAAGCTAGGGAAGATGTGGTTGCACCTGCTGAGCAGGTAAGCAAGGAGCCTGATGTTTATGCAGAAGACATTCAACGTATGGCGCAGTACAGTATAGATAATGCAATCATCCAATAAGATAAATAAGCAAGACATAAAGCAGCTAGCAGAAACAGATTTTGCATTCTATGCAAGGCTTGTATGCCCTGACCTGTGCTTTGGTGACATACACGACCAGTTATTCAGGTGGTTAACAAGTACTGACAGGGACTTAGCTAGCCTTGTTTTACTGCCAAGGGGCCATTTAAAGTCAACTGTTGCTGCTATATGGACAAGCTGGCGTATAACGGTTGACCCAAAAGTACGTATATTGTACGTGTCAGCTACTAGCTCTTTAGCAGAAGCCCAACTTTACAGTGTAGGACAGATACTGACTAGCCGTGTATACAAACGGTACTGGCCTAACATGGTTGATGACAACAAAGTTAAAAGGGCTAGATGGAATACTAGCGAAATAATTGTGGATCACCCAGCTAGGCATAACACTCTTATAAGAGATAACACCCTTACAGCAGTTGGTATAGGTGGTAACATTACAGGTAGGCATTGTGATATACTTGTACTTGACGATTTAGTTGTACCTGACAACGTCACAACAACAGACCAAAGAAATAAGGTTGCTTCTGCATACTCACAATTAGCTTCTATTAAAGACCCTGGGGCTATTACTATTGCTGTAGGTACAAGATACCACCCTGACGACTTATACCAAGAACTATTAAGCCTAGAAGTGTATGACCATATTAAGGGCAGCAGTCGCAAGATGTACGACTTGTTTCAAAAGCAAGTTGAAGATGCAGGTGACGGCACAGGTGACTTCATATGGCCTAGACGGCAAGCTGCCAATGGGGCATGGTATGGCTTTGATGCTAATGTTTTGGCTTACAAGAAAGCTGAATACTTAGACAAGAACCAGTTTTTCTGCCAGTACTACAACAAGCCTAACAATGAAGCTACTAAGCTTATACAGCCTGAATGGTTCCAGTACTATGACAAGAGCCAGGTGAGGTTTGTAGATGGTATATGCACTGTTGCAGGTAAGCCTGTACTGGTAACAGCAGGGGTTGACTTTGCTTTCAGTATTAAGAAAAAGACTGACTACAGCGTAGTGGCAGTTGTAGGCATGGATGCTGACAGGCGTGTATACATATTAGACCTTGCTAGGTTTAAGACTGAAATGATATCAGGTTACTTTGCAGAAATTGAGCGGTTATACCTGAAATGGGGCTTTAAACGTATACGCATGGAAACGACCACAGCACAGCAGCAGATTGTGAACGAGTTAAAATATACCTACTTCCCCAATAACGGGATCTTATGTTCCATAGAGGAACACAGGCCTAACCGTAACCACGGTACAAAGGAAGAACGTATTCAGTCTACCTTAAAGCCCAGGTATGAGCAGCGAGTCATGTACCACTACAAAGGTGGTAACTGTGAACTACTTGAAGAAGAGCTTCGTTTTGAAAACCCACCACATGATGACCTTAAGGATGGCTTAACTATAGCCGTGCTAGCAGCTAAGCCAGCAAGCAGGCAAATGCAGTCAGAAAGTTCCAACAGTAATGTCGTTTATCACCGTAAATTTGGAGGAGTTGCCTACCAATGAGTCAAGTAGAATGCCTAACAGGCCTAGCCAATCCTGACCACAAAGCTAAGCATGTAGCTGACATGTGGACTAAGTTTAAAACGTCTAGGCAGTCTTTTGAAGACGAAGTGGCAGAGTGCCGTGAGTACGTGTATGCAACAAACACCAAACAGACAAGCAATGCTAAGTTGCCATGGAAGAACAACACTCACTTACCTAAATTATGCCAAATTATGGATAACTTGCATGCTAGTTACTTTGAGTCACTATTCCCTAACGAGGAATGGGTCAAATGGGACGCCTACAGCGCCGATGCAGCCGATAAGACGAAGGTGCAGGCCATTACTGCCTACATGGCAAACAAACTGCGTGTAAGTGGCTTTAAGGACGTTGTGAGCGATTTATTACTAGACTTCATTTTATGGGGTAACTGTGTTGCTACCTGTGAGTATGTAGAAGACTATTATATTGATGATGAAACTGGTGAAAAGGTTATTACCTACATAGGCCCAAGAGCTAGGCGTGTACCTATGGCAGACATAGTATGGGATCCTACAGCAGTAAGCTTTGCGGCTAGCCCTAAAGTTGTAAGGTATGTTAAGACCTTAGGTGACTTGCATGCAGAAGCCTTGTCAGAGCCTGAACACTCTTACAAGCATGACATTGTACGTAAGGCACTGGCTAACAGATCCTTCCACCAAGGCTCTAGCAGAACAGAGCTAAGTATGTTTGACAGCATGGTTGTTGATGGCTTTGGCAGCTTTGGCATGTATATGCGATCAGGGTTAGTGGAAATACTAGAATTCCATGGTGACATGTATGACCTTGAAACAGGCTTGTTCCTTAAGAACCACATTATAACTGTTGTAGACAGGTGTGACCTTGTACGTTGTGAGCCTAACCCTAGCTGGGTTGGTAAGTCCTACTTTGTGCATGCACCTTGGCGGCAAAGGGCTGGCAGTACTTACGGCCAAAGCCCGCTTGTTAACCTAATAGGTATGCAGTACAGAATAGATCACCTTGAGAACATTAGGGCTGACTTGTTTGACCTTATGGCACTACCGCCTATTAAAGTGCGTGGCTTAGTTGATAACTTCAAGTTTGGCCCTGGTGAAAAGATTATCCTACCTGACCCTGACTCAGACGTAGACTTTCTACGTGTAGACGGCACTGCACTGCAAGCTGACAGCCAAATAGCAAACCTGCTTGCCCTGATGGAAGAGTTTGCAGGCATGCCTAAAGAGGAACTGGGGTTCCGTACTCCTGGGGAAAAGACAGCCTTTGAAGTTGGGGAAATGAAGCGTGCACGTAATAAGCTGCCACAACAGAAGATTAAGTCCTTTGAGCAGAAAGTACTTGAACCTTTGCTTAACAGTATGTTAGAATTAGCGCGAAGGAATATTAACGCTATAGACACTATTAGTGTACTGGATACTGATACAGGGGCTTTAGAGTTCCTTAGTATTACCAAAGCAGACCTTACAGCAAAAGGAAAAATAAGAGCTGTAGGAGCTGACCATTATGCAATGCGCAACAATGTTTTACAGAATTACATTGGCTTTAGACAGGCATTTGCAGCAGATCCGGCTGTTATGTCACACGTATCCGGCTTAGCCGAAGCTAAGCTTTTTGAAGAACTGTTACAACTAGGCCGCTACCAGTTAATGACACCTAACGTCAGGATATCAGAGCAAGCAGAAACACAGATGCTTGGCATGCAGTACCAAGAAAACATGCAAGTAGCACAAGAACAAGAATTACCTGATGGTATGTAAAGATGCCTACTAAGCGCGACTACAAGAAAGAATACAAAGAATACCATAGTAAACCTGAGCAGAAAGCTAATAGAGCTAAAAGAAATGCAGCAAGAGCCACAATGGTTGAAGCAGGCCTTGCACGTAAAGGAGACGGTAAAGACGTTGACCATAAACGTCCTCTTAAGCGTGGTGGCGGTAATGGAACTAGTAATCTTCGTGTTGTTAGCAAATCTACTAATAGGTCTGCTGGCGCTGCTATACGCTATGGGCGGGGAAAGTAATGACGAATAACCTAATAGAACGGCACGTTACAGCAGACAACCTTGACCGTGTACGTGTCGAATTCAAAGAAGCCGCACACTTGTTTGGGTATGTAACTAAAGCCATTACTGATATGGAGAATTCTATAAGAACTAAGGCTATGGCTGAGGATTTTAAAGGCGACTGGGCTTATAACCAAGCCTACTTAGTAGGGCAATTGAAGGCTTTAGATTTTTGTAAACAACTTATAACAAGGTAGGATTTATGGACAATGCTGACCAAGCTAGTCAAACAGCACCAACGATTTTTAACGATTTCATTGGGGCTGAGAAGAAGTATAAGACTGTCGATGACGCTTTAGCAAGCGTGCCCCATGCACAGCAGCATATTGCCAAGCTGGAAGCTGACAATAAAGCTTTGCGTGACCAGCAACTTGCCATCCAAGCGCGGCTAGATGCTTTGATCACGAGAAGCCCTTCTACAGACGGTGTGCAAGCTCTACCCCAGCAACCCACAGCCGGGCAATCTGTAGACATGGAAGCACTTGTTGAGAGAGCCTTAGCCAGGCGACAGTTAGAAGCTAAAACACAAGAAAACAGCAGCAAGGTAGCTGCTGAACTTAAGCAACTGTATGCTGACAAGGCAGAAAGTGTTTATGTGGAAAAAGCTAGGGAGCTAGGCTTAGATGTTCAAGACCTGAACAGCATGGCCGCTAAAAGCCCTCAAGCAGTTTTAGCTTTATTTAAACAGACGAACCAACAGCAGTCTGGCAGTGTACATGGGGGTGTTAATACCCTAAGCCTTGGTGGTGGTGAAAGTGTAGATGCGCTTATGGCAGTCTTAACAACTGACCCAAAGACTTACTACAGCAAAACGCACCAAGAGCGCTTATACAGAGCAATGGCTAGACAAAATAACAATTAGATGAGGTTTATATGATTAGATCAGCCGATACACACATCCGGGCCACAGTATACTCAGAAGAGATCAAAAGACTCTTATTAGCCGACCTTATGGCTGGTAAGTGGTGTAAATGGATCACGCCTGACTTTGGCCATGGCACTACGTACAGTGTACCCTCTATAGGTCAACCTATGGTTAAAGACTGGAACGAGAACGTCGATACCACTTCAAGTGCAAGAGATATTGGTGAGTTCACTATGATTGTTGATGAGGATGTGTATTCCCAAGACACGATCACCGACAAAGCAAAAGAGGACTCTTACTTTCTTGACAACCTGTATGGCAAATCACAGTTCGTTGCTGACCAAGTTCGTGTACTTAACGAATACTTAGAAACAGCAGTACTTAAAGCAGCTGGCCCTGGTGCTAAGTCAGGTGGTGGCCAAACAACCGCTAATGCCAACAGGATCAATAGCGCGGATCACCGCTTCAATGGTACTGGTACTAGCCGTGTAATCACCATTAACGACTTCCATTATGCTAGATCAGCTCTATCTCGCTCTAACGTACCTGGCCAAGGTTTAGTTGCAGTAGTGGATGAGTCTGTAGCTTATGAAATCAGCAAAATTGCTACTAACGTACTTTCACCAGTACCTATGTATCAAGATGCTATCGCTAACGGTATTGTTGGTGCTAACAGTCAATTCCGCTTTAACATCGCTGGGTTTGACGTTTATGTATCACAGTACTTATGGCAACTAACGGCAACTGAAGCAATTACACATTCTGGCGCTTCTGTTACTGCACAAGTAGGTGACGTTCAGAACCTGTTCTTCGCTGTACCTTCTGCTGACTTTGCACCATTCCGTGGTGTTATGCGTAGAGCACCTAGAACAGAGCCTCAACGTGACGCACTAAAAGGTGGCGGCATGGAAACACTAGTAACCACGATGCGTTTCGGTGTGAAACTTTTCAGGCCTGAGAACATGGTTGCTATTAACACTAACGCTGCACTATAAGGGGTATATTGATATGACCGTTTACACAAACTCTGATGGCTTGGTACAATTCTACGGGCCACGTTTGACAAACGAAAATGCTGTTGCTAGACAGTATATTAACGATGCTGGTTCTGAGAGGTCTATTGAGATTGATGTTGAGTATACACACATCGGCTCAGGTATTAGTACTTTTCTTGACCAGGACTCAAACTTCAACGGGTCTAACGACAGTTTTAGTAGCGCACACGCCTATATCCCTGCAAATGCTATTATCGTTGACGCTAAGTTCTACGTTAAGACTGCATTCACGTCAGGCGGGGCTGCTACCTTAGATGTGGGCTTGTATGCTAAAGCTGGTGGAGCTATTGACGCTGATGGCTTTATTGCAGCGCAAGCTGTTGCTGGCCTTACCGCTAATACAGCTATTGTAGGTGCTGGTGCGTTAGCTACCAATGATAGCGTAGGCACTGCAAACGCGTATATTGGTATGACATACGGAACTGCTGCTTTCACAGCTGGTAGTGGCCGTCTTGTTGTTAGGTACGTCCCACAAAGACCGCAGTAATGTGTTAGGCAGCCAAGGCTATGTGCATTAGCACACCTCAAACCGGCTGCCACTGCTAGCGCCAGCAGCCTGTCTTAAGCAGGAATAGGCGCACTAATTCTATACCCATAAAGGCATAAAATGGCAAACATTGAACACAGCACAATGGGCCACAGCTCAGTGCACGAGCCTAAGCATATAACAATATCTACCACAGCAGACGCTGGTAAAGTAATCACTAGCAGCAGTGCTACCAATGCTGTAAGTGTGTACCGTAAGCTTGGTGTACATGAGCTTGATGCTGCACTTGCAGGCCAAAACCCTTTTACAGGTTTTCAGTTATGGTCTGATAGCCAGTATGTTACTGGGGCAAGGCGTGCAATAAGTGCTACAACCCGTACTTCACTGACCATTAACGGCACAGGTGCTGGCCAAGTTACGACTTACACAGCCAGTGGTTCAGGCAATTGGTACAATACATCTACCAATAAAATAACACCTACCAGCCTAAATGATGCTTACCTGTGTGAGTTGTACTTTACTATAAAGATTCCTGTAGGCACTAGCCCTTACGTCACTATAGACTTTGATGTAGCTGGGACAACTGGTGTAATACGTGAAACGACGCGAAGTGTGGCTAAAGGGGCAGCTGTTGACGAGAAGATGTCATTCCCTTTCCTAATGCATGCTACGGCAGACTTTAAGAACAACGGTGCCGTTATGAATATAACAACCAGCCATGCTGCTGAGCTTTTCGATATAAGACTTATAGTTACAAGACTACATAGGGCAGTATAGTATGCAAATGACTTTGCTGGACATTACACAGGATATATTGTCTGACATGTCTTCAGACAATGTTAACAGTATTAATGATACAGAAGAATCTTTACAGGTTGCCCGTATTGTACGTACTACCTTTTTTGAGATTATCTCAGGGGCTGACTGGCCTCACCTCAAAGAGATATTCCAACTAACAGCGTTAGGTGACGCTAATAAGCCTACACATATGCGCCTACCTACAAGCATCTCAAAGGTAGAGACAATTAGATATAATATGTCTATAAATGGACAAGTTGAGTGGGGTGATGTTAAATTTGTTGATGCAGAGTACTTTTTAGAGTACGTATCCAGGTATGACAGTTCCAGCGCCAGCAACCAGTTAGTTACAGATATCACAGGCATCCAGTTTGCTGTCAGTAAATCAGATATGCCTAGCATTTGGACGAGTTTTGATGATGACTATATTGTGTTTAACGGTTATAATAACACCGTCGATGGCACGTTACAGCAATCTAAAACACTGTGTACTGGCTACCGTGAAGCAACGTTTACCTTGACAGACAATGCAATACCTGACATGCCTGCCAAGATGTTCAGCTTGCTGCTTGCTGAAGCTAAAAGCACCTGCTTTAACGCTTTAAAGCAACAGCCTAATGCTAAAGAAGAGCAGCGTGTAAGGCGTCAAAGGTCTTGGCTTGGGACAGAGAGACATAGAACAATATCAACTATTGAGTACCCAGATTATGGCAGATAAAAAAGAGATTTATACCAAAGAAGATTTTATTGTGTTATTTGACCGTTCACGTAACCTGCATTTAATTGAAATGAAAACTGACGTTGAAAAGCCTCTGCCAGCAGCTTTAAGTGAAACGTCTTATACCCGCCATGACTTTGCTAGAGTCGCCATTGAAAACTTTGTAAGATCACAGAAGAAGGTCTAATGCCTGCACAGTACTTGCTACCGTTTGTAAAAGGTCTTAATACTGACCAAGGTGTGATAACAGGGGATAGCGGGTTTACCCGTGACGAGTCTAACGTTGTCCTGCAAAAAGATGGATCTAGGAAAGTAAGGCTAGGCCTGGACTATGAGTCTAGTATACTGCAAAGTATTACTGGGACAACTCTCAACACAACCGCCTTCACAAGTTACACATGGGAAGCTGCTGGGAATAAAGACAAGACATTCATAGTAATGCAGCAAGGCTATAAATTGCATTTCTTTGACGCTGGATCTAGCAGTATTATTGCTGGCTTTCACAGTACAATAGAATTGACAACTACACCTTACTATAATACTACAACAGCCAGTGACTGCCGTGTAGAGTATGCACCTGGCAATGGCAGCTTGTTTATTGCTGGCCTTAAGTTTGAACCTTGCAGGATTGGCTACAACGGTACTACTCTTAATAAGGTTGACATAGTTATTGAGACACGTGACTACTATGGCATCCCTGACGGTGTAGAGCCGGATGCGAGGCCTACCAGTCTGTCTAATGATAACAAGTACAACCTGTTTAACCAGGGCTGGTATCAGAAAGCTAATAACCGCAGTGGCACTGTAGTTAACGTTATTGATGAGTTCTATACAAAAGAGCTAGACTTTCCTGCTAAGATTTACCAGTGGTGGCGTGGTAAGCGTGAAGCTAACTATGGCCAGTTCTTCTCTGAAGACTTGCGTAACATTTACTCAGGCCGCCTAGAAGCACCTAAAGGCCATTTTGTAATTGATGTATTCAGACGTAATTACAGTAGGTCTGTGAAAACAAATACCACTACAAAGCAAGAGTTTTTCGGTAATAGCGTAAATGGCCCAGCTGCATTTAGCTATGGAAGCAAAGATGAAGAGCGTAACAGGCCAGCAGCTGTAGCTTGGTATGCAGGTAGGTTGTTTTGGGCGGGTGCTATTTCAGATATTGATGGTGCGCTAGCTAGTAGCCCTGACTTAACAGGCTACCTGTTCTATAGTCAAACAGTAAGGTCTGAGTTAGATTACGGCAAATGCTACCAAGAAGCAGACCCTGCAAGTGAAGAAGACAGTGACCTTGTTGCCTCCGATGGGGGTTACATGGTATTCCCAGGTGCAGGCCGTGTACAAAAGCTTGCTGTGATCATGGACAGTCTTATCGTGATGACTGACAAGCAAGTATTGGCTATACGCGGTGGTGATGCAGGCTTTACTGCTGAAGCACAACAGTCATACAAGATATTAGATGTTGGTATTGCAGGGCCAGGCTGTGCAGTTATAGCTGAAGGCAGCTTATTCTTGTGGGCTAAGGACGGCATTTACAGTGTTGGTTATAATGGGCAGTCAGGTGGCATATCAGCTCAGAACCTGAGCTCAGGTAAGATACAAGACTATCTTACCCAAATAAACCCTATACAACAAGCTTATGTACAGTCTGTGTATGACTCACTCAATAAAAAAGTTAGCTGGTGGTACAATTCAGACAACAGCTTTAATGGAGTCATAGACACAGGCAAGTTGGTTACAGAGCTGAGTTATGATATACTGTTACAGGCTTTCTGTAAGAATGCCCTAGCGTCAAATAACAATTACCTTGCTACATCACCGTTCTATACAGTAAGCCCGCGTGTTAGCATTATAGCTAACAATGTGACTTCAGGTGCTGACACAGTTATCTCAGGCTCAGACAATGTGACTGTAGGTGGTTCAGGTTATAGCTACACAGCTAACAAAGTTTTTATGTTCCTTATCAATACTTCAACAAGCACGTTAGGTGTGTCTTACTACAAAAACACAACTTACAAAGACTACGGGTTAACGACTTACACTGCATTTCTGCAAGGGAATAACGACATACTTGGCGACGCAACAAGTAAGAAGTACCCTACATACTTTAGATGTCAGTTTAGGCGTACTGAGACTGCTTTCATTAATAACGGTTCAGGCCAGCCTACACTAGACTTCCCTAGCAGCTGCAAGATGCAGGCTAAATGGGACTACAGCGACTCTGATAGCAGTGGCAAATGGTCTACTGAGCAAGAGATCTACCGCTTTACCCGCGCTTATATGCCAGGGGCAATAGGTGACGCTTTTGATTATGGGCAAGAAGTAATTACAACTAAAACTAAAGTGTTAGGTACTGGTCGTTCTTTGTCTATGAAGTTTTCAGCAGTAGCTGGGAAAGGTTTTCATTTATTAGGGTTTGGGTTTGAAGGGGTTGCTAATAATGCGTTATAACTTATACCAAGACAACGACGTGACACTTGATGTAGAAGAGTTTAGAGGAGTCGCCTACCTGCACTGTGAAGTACTTGGTAAGTTCACAGTAAGCCGTTACAAGAAATTCCTTGTAATATTTACGGCTGCCCTCGAAACTTTAAAGAGAAAGTATACAGCTGTTAGGGCTATGATCCAAGCTAGCAATAACAAACTTGCACGCTTTGCTGAGATGTTCCAATTCGAGAAGATAGGCTTTACCCCTAAAGAAGGGGATAGACCTTCTTACCACATATATGAGGTACAACGTTATGGGTGACCCGATAACTGCTGTTCTAGTCGGTTCTGCTGTACTTGGTGTAGGCAGTGCAAGTCAACAACGTAAAGCACAGAAAAAAGAAGGCCGTGAGCAGCAGAAGCTTGCAGCAATGGAAAACAACAGACGTATACGTCAAGCACAAAGAGAAACCAGGCGTGCTAGGGCTGTTACAGAAGCTCAAGGGAGTATGTCTGGGCAGTTAGGTAGCAGCAGCACTATAGGTGTACTTGGTAACCTACAGAACCAACTAGCTAGTAATATTGAGTACATGGATAATGCGGCTGACTTAAATAAGCGCGTGCAGAATGCCAGGCAAAAGCAGGCTGACTGGGCTTTTGTCGGTCAGATGGCTTCATTAGCAGGCAGTGCAGCTTCCTCCTTTGGTAAGCCTGCTGGACTAACTACCACTACTGGCTCAGCAGCTAAGCCAGGTGTGCCTAGCGCGAATTACACAACCACGCCAGCAATACAACGACCAACAGTTAACAGTTCCAGCATTTACGGGTAAAATTGATGTCATACTTTGGTGATGAAGTAACGCAAGCTGATGTAGACTATATTTTCAATGATAAGCCGTACAGGCCTGTTGTAGACCTTCGTGAGCAGTTCTATGCTGACCTAGCCACCAGACAACCACAGGCCTACAGACGCATGCAAGATGAAGCCGCTGTAGGTGTAGATACGACCTACCAGACACTAACTGCTGATGCCACATCTGAACGTAAAGTAGCTTTAAACAAAGGTTTGCAAAGTGCCTTATTGGCTGCGCCTGTAGAAGAGGCCCAAGGTATTGTAGACAACTTTTCTGACAAAGCTAACCAGCCCTTAACTATGCGTGAAATGTTCTTCGAGCAGCAAGGTATTGAGTTAAAGGATGACTTAGAAGTGGCCAGGAATCTGCTGTCTGAGACGTCTGCTAAAATACCTACCAACCTAATTAACCGCGCTAAAGCTAGAGCTACAACCAGCCAAATTGGTGCAGGTGCAGACCCTGGCAGTCTTATAGCTGAAGCAGGCAGGGAACAAGCCTACTTTGAAGGTTCAGACAAGCAAAGCCAGCAAGCTTTTATACAAGAAGAACAGGACATAGCGTCAGCTCAAGGCGGCCTAATAAGGTCAATGCCAGCATTCACTATGGCGTGGATGTCACAGGCTGCTAAAGAAGTTACTGGTGAGCAATCTTACCTTTACGGGAATGCTGTAGAGGCTCTGGCTGCGCACATATACTACAGCCCTGACCGTGCTAAAGCTACAGAGGCAGTTATTACCAGTGTACGTAAGCACAGTGGCCTGCTAGGTGAAAATGAATTTGATGTAGCCTCTACGCTGGATTTAGTTAATGACTATGTAGGCAAGATTGATGAAGGCACCACTGAAGAGTGGCGTGCTAAACTGCAAAACTTCATGCTTAACACCTTTGCTATTATAGACTTTATACCTGACTGGGTGCCTAACTTTAACAAGACCATTAAAACAGCTAAAGCTAATAGTGCAGCTGCCCCTTTAGGGCGTGGTATTGACACCCCTTTGGGTGACATAGCTGCAAATGATAAAGCTGCTGGTGACATACTAGCCAGCGCTGTATTGCAAGAACCTAGTGGCCAAGCAGGGAATGTATTAGGTGTAACTAAAGAGCAAGCTGCTATAAACAGTGTGCCAGGCTTTGAGTATGACGGCCTACGCGTTGCTGGGCAAGACGGCACTAAAGAGCTTAACGACAATGTAGCTGTGGCACTAGCTACTGCTGAGAACATTACACCTGCAAGTTTGTACCCGTTTGTAGATGCATCTAAGCAGGAAAAGCAGCTAGAAGGTGTGTTAACACAGTTACCTAAAGACGGCCAATTACCCCCTTACCAATCTGACCTGACTTTAAGTATTTTTAAGAAGTCTGATGACGGCTTTTTAAGGTACGGCTCTGTGTATGGTAAAGCAGACGGTTCAAGTTTTACGTCTTATGACGAGGCTTTATCAGCTTCACAAGGTATTAGGCAACAGTTTGGTGCTGGCCCTTTTGAGACTGAAGGTGTGACTATACTTGAGCGTGTTGGTGGTGGCAACACCTGGTCTACTCTTCAAGGTGCACCAACTGAAGGTGCAGAGTTTAAAGTGCAGTTAGATGTTAAGCAGCGCATGCGTTGGGATACTGACCATGTAATACCTGAAGAGGCTGTAACACCAGCCCTCTTTGGCACCAGGTACTTTCAGAATATACACGCAACGTTGTCTAGTGACTATACTACCGCGTTAGTAGTATCTAATGAAAGTGCTTCTAGGTTACAGTCAGATATACTACGTATTAATGAGCCTATTTTTAAGCTGAACGAGTTTAAGAAGCAAGGCGTACTTAAGGCTATTGTAGACGGTGGGGAACAAGAGCGGGTATTTAACGACACTGAACTTGTGGCTATGTATAAACTAGACCAAGACCAAATACATGCCTACCATTCTGAGAGGGCTATGTGGGATGTTATACACCAAATAAAGAACAAAGAAGAGTACACCACCAAACTGTCTGAAGGCTACGTACGCCTCAAGTCTGATGCAGACGACGGTACGCAGGCTGTTGATACCATGGGTAAGGCTGTTGACTTAAGTAACTTCACTGGTGTGGAGAAGGTCGCTGTGATAGATAAAGGCCAGGTTACTGTTGTAACAAGAGCAGAAGCTGACCAGTTCAAACAGCAAGGCTACCAAGCTTATGCCTTAGCTGACGTACATAATGCGGCTGGGGATAAACGCTACAAGTTTATGATGGCTAAGCCTACAGAGCATGTGCAACCACTGCCTGAGCAGATGCTCCCGTACCGTAAAGGGTACTATTATAAAATAAACAAAGGGAAGTACTTCATTGAAAAAGAGTTCCCAGGTGAACTGAACGGTGTTGCTCACAGCTTTAAGCGTGCTGTTGCTATTGCTGACAGCCCTGCTGCTGCTGAAATGGCAGTTAAGCAAGGTATAGGCACAGGTTATAAGGTAGACGAGAACCTTGTGAACAACCATGACTTCGCCAACTGGATTGAGATTAACACCCCTACTACAGGTTACTGGTACTCTGCAAGGCAGCCACAAATGCCTACATACAGTGTAGACATGGCTAACCAATTACAACGTGTGACCAGTAAGTCTGAAGACCCTTTGTCTGCGGCAGAAGCTGCTGCTGCTAAAGTCAGTAACTTTGTTGCATGGCGTGACACAATCAAAACATACGAGCAATTACACAAGAACACCTACCCTGAGCTTTGGACAAGTGATGGTGCAAGGTCTTTGTACTTAGGTACGCAGGCAGCTGACAATACTGCACGGGTAAGAGCTGCTAACGCTATGTTTGAGCACATGACCAGCCTGACAGGCTATGCTAGCCAAGTTGATGCTACTTGGAATAACTGGATGGTGTCTATGGATAAGCTATTCAGTAACCACAGGTTAGGACAACACACATCTAAACTATTCCTTGATGCAGGTGTTAAAGCTAACCCTGCAAGGCTGTTAACTAGCGGCACTTACTACACACAAGTGGTTTCTGCCCCTTTCAGGCAGTTCTTACTTAATATTATGACGCCCACATTGTACGCAGGTGTTGCACCTGTAACATGGGCTAAGTCTATTAAAGAGGCTTACTTTGTTTACGCCAAGCTAACAGGCGGGCATTTACCTTTGCGCAGCGTGCAAATTGATAATGCATTACGTACAACTGGTGGTGTTGTTGACGACATTACAGAAGTAGCTAGGCAGTTCGTAAAGACGGGTAAGATTGAAACAGTTGACAGCCATGTACAACTACATAACGAAATGTTAAAGGCCTTTAAAGGTGGTTCTGATACTAAAGCAGAAGCGCTGTTCAGGGAGTCTGTTAAACCTCTTAAAAAGGTCGTTGGTTTTGTTAGAGAGCAAGGTGTTGTGAAAGGCGAATTATTTAACAAGGTATTTAGTTTTGTTTTCTCTAAGAATATGCTGCAAGCTGACAAGAAAGTCCCTCTTAAGGGCAACTGGTATGACAAGGCCAACCTGGAGCGTATAAGTAACAAAGCTAACCAGTTAGGTTTAGATATGACTAAAGTTGGGGCTTATGCTTACCAAGGCGGACTTGCTAGACCTCTTACCCAGTTCTTAGGTGTTATGCACCAAGCTATGGGTGTGTTGGTGCCTAAAATACCTGGTGTAGTGCGTGGCAACAGAGCTTACGATGGTAAGCGTGCCGCTGTGCTACTTGGCCTTTTCTCTTTATGGGGTGCACAAGGCTTGCCATTCAGCCCTGACGAGCTTATTAATGGCGTACTAAGGCAGCAGCTAGAAGATAATGGCATTGACCTGTCTGTATTAGACAATGGCACATCATATGCTTTGATGGAAATACTACTAAGAGGTGCGCTGGGGGCTTCATTTGCTGAAGTTATGCGCCTCGCCACTGGCCAAGAAGAGTCTGTTACTTCTGAATTCAGTGGTGTCATTAGCCCAGTAGCTTCAGGTGCTAACCCGTTTGTAGAGCGCCTACTTACATCTGAAGGTACTTTGCTTGAGCTGCTAGCAGGGCCTAGCTTGAACTTTGTAAATAATGTCAGCGCTGCTGCTACAAGTACAAGGTTACTTATGTATGGCTATAAGCCTGACGAACTTAGCTTAGAAAAGCTTAAGGACATTGCTGTAACATGGGCTGGCATCTTACCTAGCTTCTCTAATTATATGCAGGCTTCAGCATCTATTAAGTACAAGCAGGTTGTGGATGACTACTATAGCTTCAGTAAGAAGGATGTAAGATTGCAGTCCAATATGGGCGAGCAGCTTATTAAAGCTTTTGTCGGGATTAAACCAGGTAATGAGCAGACTTTTTACGACATGCTAGGTGATAACAAAAAGATGGAAGAGGCAGCAAAGCAAGATGTTGCTATTATTAAGGGTATGTGGTTGCGTATAGCTACAGATAACACATTGACAGATGAGCAAAAACAAGCTAAAATTGCAGGCATTAGCAGTGTACTAAGTAATAACCAATTATATAACAATAAGATACTAGACACACTGGCAGTTGAGCTTGTTAACGACAGTACATTAGAGCCTATTGTTACTGCTTTTATTACCAAAAACCTACTAGACACACCTGAAAAGTCCATAACTGCTACCGAAAGGGAGTTGGACAGGTTCTTCTTAGGACACCCTTTAGTCCCTAAAGAAACTCAAATAAAAATACGTGAGATGGTTAAGACATACGCTGAAGACGCTAGAGCTGCAATAGAGTTAAATAATGCCACAACAAATTGACCTCAACCAGATCCAATACCAAGCTGCGCAAGTAAGGCCTGTTGATAACAGTGCCTTTGTAAATGCTACGAGCAATCTTATTGATGCTGGTGCTCTACTGCAAGAGCGTAGTGCTTTTAAGTCTTTGCAGAAAGATGTGTCTAGCCTTGAGCAAGACTACCAGAATGAAAAGCAGGCAGATGCTACAGCATTTGCTGACGTGCGTGCACAGCTAGCTAATGGCACTAAAGCTGACAGCGACACAGCAGAACTGCAAGCACATGCTGTTAAGCTCGCTAACAAGCTTAGGCAAGGTGGTAATAGCCTTGACTACGTGACCAAATTACAGTTAGCGACCAAGCAAGCTAAGATGCGTGCCCCATGGGCAGCAGACAAGCTAGAAGCTACATTCCAGCAGTATGTGGGTAGTGAAGGTAGCAGTATGATATATACTGACTACCAGGCTAGTCAAAAGCTGCAACAGCAGTACCAGCAGCAGCTGCTTAGTGATGCCTCTGAAATGGGCTTACACCCAGCCGACCCTTTCTTAGAGCAGAAAGTATTGCAAGGTAAAGCTGAAGCCTACAAGTTAAAGACAGACATGCAGAAAATGCAGGCTGTTGGTGCATCAGATGAGCTAGTGTCTAGGTCTGTCATTAATGCGTCTGTTACAGGCATTGATAACCAAATAGAATCAGTGATATCTGCTGCTGTATCGCAGTATGGTAGTTTAGATAAGGTGCCGGTAGAGCAGCAAGCTATGTACGTACAACAGCTTGCACAGCTTAAAGCTAATGCACGCCTGAGTATTGAGAATTCTGTCACACGCAGTGGGCTTATTAAGCCTGATAAAGAGCACCTGAACAGTATGGTGGCATCTTTTAATAGTAAGGTTGACTTGATGACTGACATGCTTAATGGCAAAGTATCTTCAGATATTATAAAGAATGGCTATAGCATTGCTGAGAATGGCGTAATGCTTGACCTTTACAAGAAAGACGTCAACCTCTTCAAAGCTGTATCGCTTATGGCTAAAGCGCCTAACGCACCTTTCTCAAGCTCTGTACAGAATGCAAAGCTTGGTGGCCAGATGATTAACTTCATTAATGGGGAATACCCTACAGACGCTAAAGAACGCAATGCAACTGTGAGCGCAGTTACGTCAGCCATGCAGCATAAAGATACAGCACCAGAAACACAGGCGCAGCTAGGTTCGGCTATTGTTGATGCCCTTGATAAGGGTGTGAGATCGCCTGGCACTATGACTGTGGCTGACAGGGATATACTAATTGATGCATACCGTAACCCTAGAAATAAGCCTGTATTTGACAAAGACCCTAAATCCTTACAAGTTCTTGAAAGAGCTGTGCAACATAAGATGTACCAAGAAATCCCTGGTGTACTTAAGAGCCGCTATGAGCCTACAGAGTTGAAGCAAGTGCAAGCAACTGTCAGTACTAATGGTGCATTACAGTTTGTGCCGTTAAAGACAGACGGCGGTGACTTTAACAGAGCAAGTGCTATTGCCAGTGAATTAAATAAGCATGTAGCACCTAAAGTAAATAAGACCTTAGACACTTGGTCTGCTTACAGTGGTGCACAGGGCAAAATAACAATTAACCCTTACGCCAAACTACGCAACATTATGCCTGTGATAGGTGCTGAGGACGTAGTTATACAGCAACCGCAGCGAGCGTCAGCGCCGCAAGTAGCACCTGCACCTGAACAACCTAAAGTAAGGCGTGTTGTAAGGAAAGCTGACGGCAGTGGCTTTATGTACGGTGACCAATAATGCCTGTTATAGAGTATGAAGGTCAGCAGTACGAATTCCCTGAAGATGCTAGTGACGAAGAGATCTTTGATTTCTTAGGTAATGAGCCTGCCAGTGAAGCGCCTACTGACGACGTGCCAGAGCCTTTGCTGCCAGATGGTACATCAGATTACATCAAGCAAAATGAAGGCTATAGAGCAAAGCCTTATAAGGACAGTTTAGGTATACGTACTATAGGTTACGGGTTTAACTTACAAGACCAGTCCAACCAGGCATTAGCCCAACGGCTAGGCGTTAAGTTCGATAAGCCATTAAGTGCACAGGATGCAGACAAACTTTTTAAACACAGCGTTATTGCAGCTGAAGACTCTTTACGGAACTTAGACCCTGAGTATGACAACAGGCCTGACGGGGTTAAGAAAGCTTTACTTGATATGTCTTACAACCTTGGGGCTAACCGATTAGGTGAGTTTGAAGATATGTTTACAGCCATTAAGTCTGGTGACTATAAGCAAGCAGGCTTTGCAGTTACGAAGTCGTTATACGCGTCACAGGTGCCTGTACGGGCACGTAATAATGCCAAGCTGCTAATGCAGGCGTCAATGCAGGCAACCGAGCAGCGTTATGCAGTCCAGCAGCCTGTACAGTCTTACAGTGAAGGTGACTATGAAGACGAAGCTGGTAACCAGTTCCATGTAGATTCTAATGGCCAGGTTAACCCAGCCAGGTATGCACCATGACAAGTCCAGTAGGTAAACTAACTAAGATAGTACACAAGCCTGGCACTAAAGGTGACCAAGGCCCAAGAGGCTTTGACGGC